GCAGGATCAGGTCGTCACCGATATAGATCGCAACGTGGTTGGACACGGGCGAAACGATCTGCATCAGTAAGGCGTCACCGTATTGGGGTTCTGCGTCCTGCCCAACTGACACAAAATCTTCGTTGGCAAAGTTTTCAACAAAGGTGTTCATGCCTTTGTGCCACCACTCGCCGTGCCGTTCATAGTCCGCCAGCTCTAAACCCCATTCCTGCTTGTACCAGTCACGCGCTAGGGCGTAGCAATCCAGCGTGCCGTAACACCATTCCCGCCCGATCAATGGCGGCTGCCAGCCTTCTGGCTCATAGCTCGCCCAAGTTGCTGTTGGCCATCCAACGATGTGCCAGGGCAGCCCTGATGCCTCCATCGCAGCTTTGTCCGCCATGCTCGCCTTTGGCTTCATGTTCGGGTGACTGTGCACCACCGCCGTGATTGCGCCAGCGTCATCAGCAGCGGCGTAGTCAGCAGGCGACATTACAAAGCTCATTTCCTCCGTCGCTGTGTTCTGGCACGGCCAATAGCGTTCTTTGCCTTTGACAATGACCACCAGACCGCAGGCTTCGCGGGGATATTCCTGCTCTGCGTGCGCTTCTGCCGCTGCCTTGGTTTCCGGCTTCATCCAATCAGTCCCGCACCTGGGAAGCCACCATACGGAATCTCGGCATTCTCGCCAAAGCGCAGCTTGCAACTAGACAGGCGGTGTCCACAGACATCATTGGCAACGTCATCTACTTCGTTGTCGTTGGCGTCAAAATAGTTTGTGCCGGTGTAGTTGCAGCCTGCGCCTTTGTATGTCCACGGACAAACGTTTTGAATAATTTGGCGCCGTGGCAGTTTTACGCCAGCGACATCGAAACTAGCGGCAAGCTCAAAGCTGACGACTGCGCGGTTTTCCGCCACCTTGCGGTCAACGGTGTAAATCTCACGCGGAAATTCGGCAAACGGGTCAGCCGTTGCGTTGGTGCCGCTGGTGAAATTAGTGGCGTCTAGGTATTTCTTGAGCGTGCGGATCCGGGTGACCGTTGCACCGACCAGATCGTTGTACTCAAGCACCAGCGTGGTGCCCAGGCTTAGAACGTTGCTGATGCTGATGGTCGGGCGTGGAAGTTGTCCGCCGCCTTCATAGGTAAAACCAGTCGCTTCAACCGGATACCGCTGATAGGTGTTGCCGTTCCAAACGATATTTCCGCTGATCTGTTCGTTGACGCCAGCGTGGAATCGGTAGATCTGATCGACGCCGATACTGGTTGCTGTGCCGTCTAGCTCGAACAGCTCGATCACGGCGCTTGGCGCCAATTTGTTCAGCTCTTCGCCAACTGCGCTGACAGCTTCCCAGACAACAGTGCCATCCTCAACCTCAGCACCACGGACAACCGGCCACGGGTCAGGCTCAGTCGCTGCACTTGTACCGGCAGTGGTACAGCGGAAAACTAAGCCCGAAGGCTGAACGGAACTGGCGCGGCGGACATCGCTAACGCTAAAAGCCGTGCTAGCTGACCAAGCGGTAAAAGCCATTACGGTTCAAATACCTGGCGGAATGTTGCTGTGATCGTGGCGCGGTTCAAGTAAGGAATCGACTTGCTCCATTGCTCGCAGACCCAGTTGTATTCGGTGGATTCACCCAATGGGGTCCACTCAAAGCTGGCTCCATCAGCAGCGCGGGCATCAAGGAAGGTTTCGATGGTGTCCGCGTCAGTTTCAGATACGTTCCAGGTCAGATCCCACTGCTTCGGGTTCTGATTCAGTCCAAAGGTGGTGCGCTGTTCGTAGCCATCACCGAAACGGGCGATGCGGACGTTTGGGGCGCTGCTTTTCTGTGCGCCGTAGGTCGGGTTGACGGAAGGGAAAGTAGCCATTAGGCGAGCAAGCCTCCGGGACGCTTCTGACGTAGCAATTCAGCACGGACAGCGGCGCCAAGTGCTTCGCCCAGCTTATTTGCGTTAGGAGCGTCGCCTTGAACCTGTGTGCCGGTGGCGTCAACGTTGACGGTGATATTGCCGCCGAGTGCATTGTTGGGGATGATGCTGCCGCTGCGCCCTGGCATGAACAGCTCAGGACCGCGCTCGCCAACGATTGCAGGCTTGCCGCCGGAGATGCTGCCGCCATCAGCAAAGCGGGGCAGACTCTTGAACAACGATGAGCCAGGGAACAGGCTGAACAGGGCAGTGTTGACTGCGACCTGCAGGAGCTGGTTCGCCAGGTTGCGGAGCATGTTGGAGGCGACTTCTGCCAGCGACTTAGTTTTGTCCATAGCAGCCGTCAACATGTCGGTTACGCCGCTTGCGATGGTTTGCCCAAGCTGCCCGTAGATCTGCTCAAGGCGTTCTGCGTCTGCGATTTGCTTCCTGGTTGCGTTTATTGATTCAAGCTTGTTCTTGACATCAGCCTCAGACAACCCCTTGGTGTCTTTCATGATGTCCCTGATCTGCTGCTTAAGGATTACCTCGGCTTCATTACCATTCAGCCTTGCTTGGAGCAGCTCCTGCTCATCGTTTAAATCTTGCAGGCGATCAATTCCTGTCTGCCGTTGCTGAAGATCAAGAGCAGCAAGTTCTTTCAGCGTCTGGTATTTGCTCTGGTTAAGTTTTTCCTCAACGGCTGCTAGCTGTAGTTTTTTCTCTGCCTGCGGCACATCGCTGGCTTGAATCGCGGCAGCCTCGTGAAGTAGCTCGACACCGCGTTGAATCCCATTAAGACGGATAACCTCTCCTTGGTTTTTAACGATTTCTGCTTCAGCAATCCTTGCCTGTAAAGCTTCTTGCGAGCGAATTAACCCGAGTTCACGCTCAAGCTGAGGGATGCGACTTTCGCGTGTCCTACCCTTGCCTTTGCCTTTAGGTTGTGTATCCGCTCCCAAAGCAGGGGGTGCATCTCTATCGCCTGCACCTTGCGCCTTAAAAGTAATAGCTTTTGGGATAAAAAGGGTAGTGCCAGTTAACCTGGCTAGCTCTGCCTCGAGATCCGTCCTCATGGATCGGAGCTGTGCAATCGTTTCTCGGAAGCCTTTAGCAGCTCCAACACCGCCAGGGGCAGCCTCATTAACAAGGCTTAATTGCCTTTGCTGGTTAGCAATTCGATCGTTAAGACCTTTAATATCCTTCTGGACATCAGTGATTGTTGTTGACCGCAGACTTCTCATAAAGTCGTTGTATGCGGTCTGCATATACTGAAGACCCTTCACGAAGGTGTTAACCATCGCTGTAATATCGTCAATAATGCTTGCGAGTGCCGGTGCCATTGTCTCGCCAAAGACCCTGGCAAGATTGTCAACGTTGTCCTGCAGAGTGCTTAGCTTGCCGCTGAGGGTATCGCTTTGCGCAAAAGCGCCCTCTGCATACTTACCACCTGTCTCAGTTAATTTTTCCAGGGCAAAGTTAACGGCATCAGCGCCGATGCGCCCTGCAGCTAGCGCCTTCTGAAACTCCTCCGCCGTTAATCCATAGGCTTCCCGCAAAGTTCCCTGGAGATCAACGCCACGCTCCTGGAGCTGTAGCAGTTCCTCGCCCTGCAAGCGACCTTTTGCCTGAATCTGACCAAAGGCAGTAGCAATGCCTCCGAGGTCAGCGCCAGTAGCGCCAGCGATGTCAGAGAGCCGTTTTGTAACTTCAACGATCTTTTCTGTTTCAAACCCAAATGCCTTAAGGCGCTTTGCTGTTTCAATTAGCTCTGCGCTGGTGAATGGCGTTACATTCCCAAATTCTTGCAGCTCAGCGATAATGCCTTTTGCGGTCTCAAGCGAGCCGGTCAAGACTTTAAGGCTTCTTGTTTGTGTTTGAAGCTCTGCCGTCTTAAAGAAGACAAACTTGCCAATTCCAATAACAGAGATTGCGGCTCCAAGTTTCCCTAGCGCACCAGCTAAACCATCTACGCCTTTCTTTGCCTGCTGGGCTCCAGCACCCATCCCGATAAAACGACCTTTTGCGTCTCGCAGTCTTCCGTTAGCGTCCCTTACTGCCCCTTCTAGCTTGCGGGTCGCCTGCTCAGTCTGCTTGAGCGGGGTTAGCGCCTTGCTCGCGTCGACAATTAGCTGTACCGACGACTGAGCCACTGTCGCTACCTATCAATACCTAGATCTTACCGGCGCTGCATCTTGGCGCGGTCCATCTCCCTTTTCTCTCGCTCGCCCTTTACCTCAAAGTAAGCGGCGTAATAGACAAACTCGGCATCAGTCAGCTCGCTTCGTAGGCGGCTGACTGTCATGCCAAGCTCGCAGGACAGGAAGAACTCAAAAAAGAGCCAGTTGTCCTGCGCTAGTCGTTTTTTGCTGCTTCGAGCTCTTCAGCTTCGCCAAGCCCGAACAAGAACAGCTCAAGCTCGTTCAGGACAGACTCAGGCAGCTGACGCTGGAGCTTTGGTGCGTCAGCAGAAACAAAAGCCTTGCTGCCATCCTGCAGCTCAGCCATCTGACACAGCATCTGGGTGCTAATGTCCAGCGCCTCTTCAGTACCAGCAAGCGACTGCGCTTTCTTCCGATCAGCGCGGGTAATAGGACGGAAATAAAGATCCACCACAGGCTGCCCTGCGGCGTTCTTTAGAACAAACTTGCGGCGCTGGCTGAGGTCAAATGCCTCAACCAGCAAATCCACAGTACGTTTGGTGCCTGCCATCAGAGCCTATTTAATCGCTCTGATATTACACCTCATCACTCAAGGTTGCCGGTAATAGCACCGCTGGTGATGAAGTTGCAGCTGACAACAACCAGCTCGCCAACAGTGGAGCTGATCTCCATGTCGGTGATGATGCCAGCAAAACTGACCGAATCAGAGCCGGAAGTCGAGCCGGTGGTGAACAGCTCGAAGGTAGCGTCTGCCGGATCGGCAGTGGTCAGCACATCTTCCAGGAAGCCAGCTTGACCAGTTGCGTCGGGGTCATAGACCAGCTCGACGGTGCCGGAACCGGAGATCAGGCTGCCGACAAAGGAGCGGAAGGTGTCGCCGTGATC